TCCGCTCGCAGGCGCGCATCGGTTGTTTCACGTGCTCCTTGGCGTGCATTGGCGAGCCGCTGGGCTATTGCGTCGGCTTGCTTTTGCAACCCCGCAAGCTCTTGTTCCTGCTTTGTAAGTTGTTCGGTAAGTTGCCGCTGTTCACGCTCTAACGTTGCGCGTTGCGATTCGTAATCTATAGCCAGACGTTTTAGCGCTAATTCCTTCCGCTTTTCAATCACTGCCACCCGACCCGCCGTTGTTTGGCGTTCGAATTCGGTGTAGTCACGCACAACGCCTGTCAGTACATCCCGCGCCCGCTTCGCCGTGTCGCCCGCGTCAATCAACAGGAAGTTCGCATCCTGCATCACCTCCCGCAGCGCCCCGTAACCCCGCCGCGCTGCGTCGAATACGTTTGCGACCGCCTGCGATTGTTCGGGGCTAACAAGCTCTGCACGTAGCTCGGCGATGCTTTGTTGCGCTTCAATGATGTTCGCGTTGAGTTCACGGATAGCCGTATCCGTTTCCGTTACAATCTCCCGCAGCGCGTTGCCAAGCTCTTTGTATTGCTTCGCGATATTCACCCGTGCCGCCGCCGTTGCCTGTTCTATATAGGTAAGATAAGCCTGGTAGACTTTCGAGTTCCGACCGAACCGCCGCAGGTATTCATCTCGTTGGCGCTCTAAGTCTTGCAACGTCTGCACCGATTGTTTGGCGATGTCCGCAAGGTTACCCGCCAGTTCGCCCGCCCCAGCGCCCAGAAGGTCGAGCGTTTTTTGTTGTACGTCGCGAAGTGCATCACGGATTTCGTTCGCCCGCTCAATTGCCCGCGCACGGATTTCGGCGTCGATCTCTTTTAGCTGGTCTTTCGCCTGTTCGAGTTGCTTGCGGTCCTCTTCGGTTAGCTCTTTCTTTTTTTCGAGTTCGGCAGTAATAAGTTTGATGCGCTCTTCAGTCGCTTTGCGTTGTATTTTGAGTTTCTGCATCTCAACAGCGTACGTTGACCGCCCGTCGGCTGCTAAGACTTTTGCGCGACGGTCAAGTGCAGCAATTTCACGGTTGGCGGTTTCGTCAATGCGTTTTGCCTGCAATAGCGCCGCCCGCGCATCAAGTTGTTCACGCTGTGCGTAGTATTCGGCGAGCTCTTTGCGTTGCTCATCTGTTAGCTGACCTGATTTTCGAGCGAAGTCCTCAAGTAGCGCGATTCGTTTGTTCAGCGTTTCGCGTTCGGCATTGAGGATTTGCGCCTCCTGCTCGACCGTACTGACCCCGAGTGATTCCAGAAGACTTTGCTTCGCCTCGATTGTTGATTTGTACTCGTCAAGTTCCCGCCCGTAGAGTTCGTTTAGCGCCGCAATCGTTTTTTCGGCTTCTTCCAGGTCCTCTTCATTTGCCTTTTTGCCCGCTTTGCGTTGTTCGGCGATGATCGCAGCGTAATTGTCTAATTGCTGTTTGCGCAGTTCTGCTTCCCGCTCGAGTGATTCTTTGAGCGATTCAGGACTTGCTTTTGTTGTCTTCTGTAGTTCGAGCAGCTGGCGGTTTAGCTTTGCAATACCTTCGCGTGCATCTCTGATTTCACGTTTTTCAGCCAGCCCCAGCGCCGCTGCAAAGTCTAATACAACGTTGACCGCGTCCTTTAGGAAGCCAATCCTGTCAATGAAGTCCTTCACCCATGCGGTAATCTTATCTAAGTTAGCGATCACGACCCCCAGCGCGATAGCAAGTAACCCTATACCCGTTGACGCAAGCCCCGCTTTGAGCGCCTTTGTTGCGGTCTCCGCCGTGAACAACGACCGTGCGAAACCGATAACGCTATTGCCCGATTCTTTATATGCTGCCGCCGCCGCCTGCACAACCGACGACATGCCTTCGTGCAGACGTTGGAGGGCTTTTTCCTTCAGTCCCGTCGATTCTAAGATTTCACCGTACTTTTGGAGCCGTTCGATCGAGGGGGCATAGACAGACGTGATTCCTTTGACCGTCTCGCTTAGCTCTATATTCGTTTCGGAGACCTCTTTGACCGCCCCCGCGATCCCGCTGAACGCCTCTTTCGCGTGCCCCAAGCGTTCAGCGATACCCCCGAATCCTTCAGCGCTATCGGCAGCCTGCAATAATTCGCGGTCAAGTTCCGCCATTAGCTTCGCGGCTTCATCTGTTTCGCCCGCGACCGTCTGCAGCTCTTCGCCGACCGCCGCAAGTGCAGCCGCAAGCGCACCCGCACCGGTGACCGTCCCAAGCTCTTCAGCTGTGTCCAATATATGGTTTAGCGCCGCCTCGATTTCTTCAAGACTTTTTTCACTGACCTCGCTTAGCTCGTCCAGTAGCCCGTTTGCCGCGTCTTCAATGCTGCCAATTGACTTGACAACCTGTTCGGGCAATTCAGCGCCGACGCGTGCAGTCAGTTCAATCGCTTTGCCGATACCCAATATTGATTCCGCAGCCGACCCCGCCCGCTCGACCGCGTCCCCAAGTGCAGACGATAGTTCACCTTTGAGCGCTTTCGCTGCGTCCATATACGGTTCGACCAGCGCCGCATCCCCAATTGCGACTTCGAGCGCCTGGGCATCAGCTTCAAGTTCGGTGATTGCATGGGCTAATTGTTCAGCTGATGCAGTCCCCCCGCGAAATTGTTCGATAAGACTACCGACTCGTTCGGATAGCACCCCCGCCCCCTTGCCCATACCGGCAAGTTGCTCTTGTAATTTTGCCAGCGCCGATACAACCCTGCTTGTATCGACCGACGCGATGAAGGCTATCTCTTTTCGGATGTTGTCAGGCATCTGTCATCGCCAATAAGTATGCTCTACCATTGTCAGTGGTTGCAAATATAGCGGTGTATAGAATTGGAATTTCAACATAAACGTAACCGGTGTCTACAGTGATTATAGGTACAGAGATATTCCGCAACGCGATGATCTGCCCATTGCCAATATCGGCGCTAAATGTTATAATGCCGCCCGTGTAGCTTCCATCGTAATCCACCCGCGCAACCCCAGGTGGGATGACCTCTAAGTTCGACCCGTCTCCATAATAACGCTGGTTGTGCGTCGGTACGTCGGTTGGCTTATCAGGGTATTCAACGGGAGTTATATCGACTTGCCCCGAAGGGGGTGCCGAACCTGCACGGCGTCGAAACAGCTGGACGCTATATAAGCCGCCCCGCAATATGTCTATGTCGCCTATCTGGTGGAATCTATACACGACCCCGTCTATCTGTATCGGACGCCAAAGCAACGTCGCGCCGCTTGTTATCTCGTATGGGTCGAACCGCAAATAGCACGTGACAAGTTTTGCCTCCTGTGCAGTTGCTTCCGAAATATAGGGTTCGTGAAAGCGCTGCCAATTTGTTGGCAAATAACCAGGTTGCGGGTTTTGAGCATACGAAATTTCGGGTAGACTATAAAGCAGGCAAAACGACTGTCCCCCGACTGAATCTTGATAATGCACCCGCCAATAGCAATCATAGCTCGTGTAGCTACCCCACCAGTTCATGGTAAACACGTCCGCTGGCTCCCCCGTCGGTTTGGGAACGATATAGCCTATCAATCCTTTATCGGGGTCAACGCCGCTAAACCGTGACCCATCCGTTAGCCGCGGGCATTGTACTGCCCCAAGCCCCGCCGCAGAGCGGAATACAGGGTGGAGCGTCGGGTACGCAACCGCAAGCGGGCATTCGTATTCGTTTGTATCGCGGTTGTAGAATAACTGGCTATCGTATCGGATAGCCCCTAATTCTTTTGCCCGCTCCGCCTTATAGCGATTATAATAATAGCCATCCACGTGTGCGAACTTGCGAACCCAGTAGCGCGGCATCTGTGTCGCGGGCAGGGATATGTATATATCCCGCGTGTAGTCTAAGCGGTCCGAAAGGTCCACCGTCTCCCCCGTCCAGAACTGCACCGCGGGCAAAAACCGCCACGTGTCCCCGTAAATATAGGACACCAAGTTGAACGTCTGCATTAGCATCGTGATGAATTCCCCAACCGTCATGTCGGGCATGATCGAAGCCCAGTCCAACTCGTCTCCAGGCGTTTGCGCAAGTTGAGCGGGGATACCGATCGACACGGTCATGGGGGGAGGGGGTTCAGGACCGTTAGGGTCGCGGACAGCTGCATCGGCATGCACAATAATTGAGTCTGTGCGATTGAGTGTAACTTCGCCGATCCAATTCGGACCGCTAACCGACATTGCTGCGAGGACGCCATTGACCCGCACAACGCTACTCCATACATCGTAACCGCTTGGCGCCTGTCCACTTACGCGTACAACAACGCGGCACGGTGAAGATAGATATATCCGATCCCCTGCTGTGCGGTATTTGATAGGGCTACCCGGTATCGATTGCCATGTTGTAGACCCACCCGATACAATCGCAAGTTTAGTTGTTGTATATAGATACCATTTTGCGAAGCTTGTAACGTTCGATCCAACATAATTGTATTGCACTGCGACCGCCGTCGGGTTGGCTTGTTTCAGCGGCACCTTCCCGCTGGTGACAGCTAAGTTTCGGACGCTAACGTCGCCACTGAAGGGCACGTATTGGGGAGCATAATAATTACTGTACGGCATTCGCGTCGCCGGCAGCACCCCCCAGAACGCTTGCGATTCAGCATCAAACCGCAGCCCCGCCCGCGCTAAAATCATTGACAATATCGCCCGCACCTTGACCCAGACGGGGGTCTTACGAATATAGCATGTTCGGATATTGCCAACCACTCGAACGTTGTTGTTGTTATCAGGGTTCGTCTCATCTTGTGCCGCGACCTGCTCTTTGTCAATCGGTACGAGTGCGTAAGGGGGGTTGTATTCGTCACCCATAGCCCCCATCCAGCTTTGGAGCTGACTGAACGTAACGGGGTTAAGTGGCAGCATCCCAAGGGGTTCCGATAGAACGAGGGATAGCCTCTCTTGTGCGTTATCGTAGAGCGTGCAGTCGATTTCGAGTGTTCCCGCTGTATAGCGTGCACCCTGCACAATTAGGAGACCTTCGTAAGCTAAGACGGCATCGCCGTATAGACGGGCATAGAGCGGACGGTTGTACTTTATAATCGACCAGGCGTTTATGTTTTCGGCATGTGTCTGATAGAGCGCTGCGAACACCTGCACGTTCCGCGGGGTCCCGTAGATCGTGAACTGCTTGGAGTAGGATAACCGCTTCGCCCCTTCGGTCAGGTCGTCAACGGCGAAGACGAATGGAATTATAAGGTCACCAGGTAGCTCGACCTCATACCATGTAACCTTATCATTCGAAACCTGCAACATCATAGCGGCGCGGGGGTCCCCTCCCCGATTAGTTCGACTGTTAGGGGTTGCGCGTCCGATGGCGAAGTGTCGTCAAACGACGTGCCGGAAATACTATAGAGCCGCATGTAATTCGGATTGCCGTAATCGCCTAACAGCACTGCCCGCGCAAGGCTTAGCTGTTCGGCTATCTCGTTAGTTTGCAACTGGTTCGACGTCAAGACAAGCGTTTCCGAAGCTTCGAATTTTGAAGCGCGAACGCCATTGCGAAGGCGCGTGTCGTATTTGACGTACTGCTCTTCCACCGTATAGCTTACCCACGTCCCATGCCGCCGAATATAGGTTTCCTTTTCCACACCCCGCTTGCGGCTAAGGACCCCATCGAATATAAGGTTATCGGGATAGCCCAGCGTCGTTCGAAATCGTAGGGACACGGGCAGTTCACACACGACCGGTCGGGTTACCGTATACCACGTAATCTCCGTGTCAACGTCGAGAACGTTAACCATAGCCCCTGGAGACGGTACAACGCGAATTGCATGCACGCCAGTACCTGTTGAAGCGTTGTGAATCGGTAAACCATCTTCGTATGCTTTTATATTTCGATCCCCGATGACTATGAAGCCCATCGCATGCATCGCCCGCGACCGATACGCATAGCTGCCCGCCGTCAAGACCGATCCCCAACCGATGGAGTTCCGGTGCCGCCCGCCTTTGAGCGCCTTGAGCGTGGGGGTCGTGTTGTCACCGGTCCAATTGGCAGTCCCGTCGGACTGCACATAATAGGCTTTCACTTTGAAGCGGTAGCGCAATATATAGTTTTGCAGGCTGATGACCGTCACCCCTGTTGACCAGGTCGGTGAGATATATTCAATGTTCAGCGGGTCGGGGGCAAATGAATCTAAGAGCAGGGGGTCGTAGAATTTCGCCGCGAACCGCACTCCACCCGTCACTGCCTGCACAACTTCGGGGGTCGCAGCAAATTGCCCGATAACCTGCCATGCAGCGCCGTCGTATATCTCCAGGGTGTAGAGGACATAACGCACCACCTCCCCGCTGGTCGCGATATACGACGCCGTCACCGGAAACGGCTCCATCGAAAGATGAAGCCAATCGGCGTTGAAGTTGAAATCGTCTGTGACCGTGTAGCCGAATTTTTCGAAGTTTACCGCCACGGCAGGTCAATTATAAGGTTTCGCACAAAACCGCTGATAGACTTATCGAGTCTTTGCAACGCGTTGCGCGTCGGGTTATCTAAGAACGGACGCCCGACAATGCCCTTGCGTTTGATTGATTCAGCAAGTGCGTGTTCGGATACGTGCCTGGGGATGCCCTTGAACATTTTCCAGACGCGAAGTTTTTCAAGGAAATCCGACCAGCGCCCTTTCGACCGAATGCCTAAGCGCTTCCAATATATGGGGGTTGTCTTTCGCTCGACCCCGTTCACGCCATAATGCACATACTTCCAATACTCTGCCATATAGAGTTTCAAGATTACCCGCGACCGCCCCTTCGCCTCGACCATCGGAACGAACGACTGCATAAGGTTGCGCGTTGCGAATACCTTCAGACGCAATAGCTCCATGCGCGTATCTTCAATGTACGCATCTAAGTCCGCATCGAAGAGCGGCTTAGCGTAGCTTTCCAATTTGCGCCCAAGTTGTTCTATCGCGTCGAGCTGTGTCATGACCGTGCAGCAAGTTTGCGTTTGTAACGTTCGTTTTCTTTTTCGATTATAGAGTTCGCGACCGTTACGAGATGGTAGAACGTTCGAACGTTTAGGTCCATGACGTCGAAAAAGCTAAGTCTATAGAACTTAGCAATATAATAAAACACCTCCTCCCACCCCATCCGTTGCCCGTTTGTTGCAACGCGGGTTGTACGCATATATACGCCGACCCGCTCCATGCACTTGCCGAAGTCTACAAGTGCATGCGTGAAAAGTGCCAGCGGGAAGTGCTCAGCAAATAATTTTGCACGCTCCTCCATGGGATACTTTATATTCCCATAGCCGTCAACTTCGCCGTATTTCGACCCCGCCGGAATATAGAGCAGCGCTGCCACCCAATCGGGACGCCGTTCGGGAAGCGAAACTAAGTCGGCATACCATCCGATCGGTGCTTTATCAGCGCGCATGTATTCGTAGCGCTGACCGCGGATTTCAACAACCCGTTGAAATTTCGTAGACTTGAGTTGTTTGCCGTACGCTTCAACAAGCTCGCCCACGCGGTCCCGCGCCTGCACGATTGTTTCGGGCGTCACCTCTTCAGGCTTACCTTCAACGTCCCACAGCGCCCGCACTGCATCGCCAACAGTCTGCGCGTGCACGACGTGCCAATACTTGAGGGGGAGCGAATTAGTATACTGCATAGGTCAACTGATTATATTTCATGACCGCATAACGCATCGCGTCGAGTGCGTGATCGTTCACACGGACTGGGGTCTCGATGATCTGCCCGTTCGGGTCGACCGAAAATGCATAGTTTTCGAGTTCTCGTATAAGGTTTTGCGAATCACGCGTCACGACTATTCTATATGTTTGCACAAGACGAATTGAATCAATTATGTTCGCTTGTTTTTTGACGGGCACTGCGTTCACCCCTGCGCGCTGAAGTTCCAGAATTGTTCGCGGCTCTGCTGAGTCACACGCGACAATTTCCCCACCCGCAGCACGGCGAACGAGTTCAGCAAGTTCAGAAGTCGAAAGATACGAGCGATATAAGATTTCGCGGACGTACAAGACGCCATCAGCAATTTTCACCCCGCAAAGCGCTGACGGTGCCGTATAGCCAAAGTCCAAGCCGTACACCACGGGGTAGTCTAACATATCCCAGTTGTAATCGCCTATTTGCCAATTGCGGTAGATAATTCCTGCCCGTTCGCGACGTAGCCCCATTCCATATATTCGCCAGACTTCTGGGTCTTTGTCTTTATAGGATTCGATTTCAGCGATCTGCGAACGCGAAAGATAGGGGTTATCTTTGTACGTCGAATGGCAGGTTGCAACGCTTTCTTCTTTCAGAATGTAGTCGTAGAACCAGTGCGTATAGTAGCTGGGGTTGTAGTCACAGATTATCCTATACTTCGTTCGCAACGCCAGCTGGTCGTATTCTTCCTTCTGAAATTCGAGCACCTCATTACAATATAGGATATCCTGCTGCAGACCATGTAATTTTGCTGCCTCTGAAGCTCCCACGAACCGAACCGTGTTTCGCCCGTACGTCCATTCCGTGCCGCGAACTGTTTGCCCAAGCCCCTGCAGAATCTTTTTAAAGTCTTGATAGGTCGTTTGCATCACGTCAGTTTTGTACCGGCGGGCAATTGTTATATTGATCCCCGCCCCAGCGAACCGCATCATGAGCCAAACGATAAACTGCAATGCTGAATACGTTTTTCCCGAACGCGTGCCACCCTCCAGAACCAGCAATCGCTTTTTGGAGAAGTTGTTCCTCAAGAATATAAGGTTAGGATTGATTTTCAGCGTCGTCTTCATGGCGCTCAAGTTTTTCGTTCGGCTTTTCGTTCAGGAATTCCAAAAATTCAGCATTTTCAACGGGTTGCAACGATTCATTCTGAATACCGATGTACCTGCCGAGCTTGTTGAGCGTGTCCATTACTACACGCGGTTCTGGCTTTATAAAGTATTCAACGCCATTGACATAATACACCAATTCGCCTTTTATAAACTTCAACGCAGCTTCCCGCGCTTCAGCGACCAGCCGCTCGTTGAGCTCTGTGTCGAGCGCCTCCTTCTGTGACCGAAATTCGGGGTCGTTTTGCAGCCACTGCCAATAGGTCCGCCATTCAATTCCTATAGCCCTACAGGCACGTGCAGCAACCCCGCCATGCTCTCTATACGCCTTCAACCACGCCTCCTTTCGGGCGGCGACCGCGTCGGGTTTGTTGCTGTGTGACCTTTTGTACGAGCGTTTCTGTTTCCGACTTTCGCTCATCGCGCTGAACAATGTAATTGTGAAGGATTATATAGGCTTCACGGCGGCAAGCCATGCACTTGCCCATCGATTGACCGGTGACCTGACGGAATAAGTCTGCAATCGTTTCGCTATGTTGTTCGAATTCAACAAACATACGGTCCAGGTCAGCAAGGGTCAGCGTTGTCAATTCTGCATTCATTTTTACCTCAAAAAATATGAATATTATGTATTAATCGCATCCAATCACCACGCGAAACGTCGCTGTAAAAGACAAACCGAACAGCAAGTCACCGCCTTGCAGCGGGCTAAAATCGAACGATGCATCTCGAACTGGGGCAACGCTTAGGTTCGGTGGAATCACGCCTGCAACGGTAGCCGTGTATTCGCCGAACGCCGATACCGCTTCGGCAACTGTTAGCGCCCATTCGATTGCCGCGTCGATGTCATCTGATTTCGCCAGACAACTGAACCGATACGTTAGATCGGTATAACGTTGGTATGGGGGGAATTGAAACGACCCCCCGACAAACTCTATAATCACCCCAGGCACGGGCAGATCGCGCCCAGCCCGAACGGTGGGGTCGTCACCTAAGACAACTCCACCGACGTTCGTTCGAAGGTAATTGTAGAGCGCCTGGGTTATCATTTGCAAATTTTATGTTTGTGCAAATATACGATTTTAGAGAAGCAATGTCAAGAGTTTTTCTAAGTCTTTCAAATATAGAATAACGACCGGTTCTTCTCGGTCTGCACGGGCAATTACGACGGGGATTTCACCAGGTTCGGTGCCCGATTCCGCCTGCCCAAGCCATTCGTATAGGTTCCCAATTCTGGCACGGCGTTTGCATTCGATTGCCAGGGGTCCAAGGTGCATGTCGCATTGATTAGCCGACTGGTATTGCTTCAGGTTGCGCCAGACTGTGCCGTTGAATATATGTTCAGCCCGCCCACTAAGTCGTTCAGCAAGGCGTTGGCGCAGGGATTCGAGTTCATGGGCAATTTCGCGCTCGAACGCAGCACCTTTTTCACGCTCGTAACGTGCCATTACGTTTCTCCTTGCAATGGAATTTACCTTCTCTATATTCAATTTTTCCAAAATTAGTTTCACCCGTTCGACCCGTTACATAAAGATTTCTCGCTTCGTCAAATTCTATTCTGACGTCTGTAACGTTTCGCAATTTGACTGATGGCTCTACAAACATTGTAGTCACATCAAGTTTTTCGGCTGTATAGGCAATCCATTTAATTGTATACTCCGAGGCTTCGTAGTAGCCCCCCATGTTGAATAGATGTTTTGGGGTGCTGATAACAACAACTTCAAAGCCTTGATCTTTCGCCTGCACGATTCGATCCCTCCATTCATTATCTGACAATTGTTCGTATTCAAAAAGTAAGAATATATTATCAGCCACTTCTTGACCAGTAATATCTAACATGCACCGCCAATCTCTTATGTTATTCTCTGTGCAGTATAGCGTCGGCAACCCCCATTCCGTCACTAAAAACAGTGCAAACGACTCCCCCCATTGGCGATCTGTGATGAGTATAGAATCACCTTTAAAAACAACATCTTTGCCAAAGATTGGCAATTTTTCGATTGGGGGCATTCGGGCAAGCTCTTCTATTGGTTTTGCGCGCTTGAACCAGTCAAGTGGATTTAATAATTTTCGTTTTTTCATTTGACGTTTGCCTTATTTTTCTACGGTGTTCTCGGTCGTAATTTAGATGACAGCGCTGGCAAAGTGCACGCAAGTTTTCGTCTGCACAATTCTGAGGATCGTGATCAAGATGGGCAACAGTCAACACAACTTTTGAACCTGTTAGTGGATGCGGCTTGTAATTTTCAGCACCGCAAAATTCGCATTTCCATCCGGCACGTTCACGGATGCGTAGGCTAATTTCTTTCCAGTTAGTCGGATATAGTTCTTTCCGGAATGGCATGTTGTTTCGACTCCAAGAAATTCAAAATCTTCTGCAAAAAGTGTGCCAACGGTTTTGGCGATGGAACGTCGGTGAATTCTGCATCAACGATTTGAGGCAATTTGTATTCAGGCAACGGTTCAATCGAGCGCAGCGGTGCGTCTTGTACCGGTTCCAGTTCCGGTTCCGTCCACTCTGCATCCGCTTGCACGGTAAGCGTCCCATACCAGGCTGCCCAGCGGGTAATTTCTTCTGATTGTTTGAGGGACGTTTGCCCCGCGGGTAGCAATCCAAGCTGTTTGGCACGGCGTTTGCTGTGTCCGATCATGGCGTCAGCTGTGCTTGTTTGGCACGTTCTTCAGCTTCACGGTACCGGCGGCGTAGTTCGTTGTAACGCCGGAAGGCTTCTTCTTGTTCCTGTTTCACCCGTGGGTCGTTTGGGTTCCAGCGGCTTCCAGGCATCTCAATTTTGATTGCCTGCACGGGGTTGGGTTTCGGTTTGGGTTCCGTTTGCCCCTGCGTATAGTATTGCCGGCGGTCGTGGAGGTGATGCAGATATGCTTCGAGGCGGCTAAGACCGCGGGGGGCTTTCAAGTAGTCTGGCGTTGGGGGTGGTGGGGGTGGTTCGGACGGTTGTTCGGGTTGCGCTATCGGGATGGACGCGATAACCGCCTTCAGTGGCACTGGTCCACCGTGCAGTTCGACGGGGGAGACTTGCTTGTAGTAGCGGGGGACGGGTTTGCCCTTCTTGCGGTACGGTGACCAGTACATTTTTTTGATGCGCCAGGCGATACGCTTCACCGTTCGGTAGCCTTCGAGGCAGGCTTTGACGACGCGGTCAACGATTTTGAGCGCCATTTCGACACTTGCACCGATTTTGAGCGCCAGCCACGAGACGACTTTGCCGGCAGCAACCCACACGTTCCGGTCATCAATGCCCGCAAGGTGCAGCTTCCACCTGGTCCACTTCATCAGATCGCGCCAGTAGGGGTACCCCTTCTTGATTTTGTACCCCTTTCGCTTGTCTAAGACCAGATCAAGTTCCCATATATGTTTGCATTCGCGTTTTGGTTTCCTCTCCCATACCTTATGAGCCTTCTTTTCTTCCCCTTCTTGGGGGGTAAAAATAGAGCGCGCCGTCTGCGGCGTTTCCCCTTTAGACTGTCTATTCTTAATAGAGCTGCATATGCGTCCAGGTTTGTTCGCGATATTTTTTCGGGGTCGCTGGTTCGGAAAATTAAAAAGCGGGTTGCCCTTGTGGTCGGTTAGTGTCCAGAGGGTTCCCCGTCCTGTAGTTTTCGACCTACAAACGATTCGGGCTTTTTCGAGGCGCCGAAGGATGCGGTTAATGTAGCTTGTGTCTACCCGTAAGCGTTTTGCCAACGCGGGCACGTTGACGTACGTATTGCGCTCGACTTCGTAGGTGATTTCGTACGCAATCCACACCGCGTGGCGCCAGCGGGTGTCGAAATATTCGCGGATGTTTTTGATTCGTTGGAGTGCGTATGGGGTCATTTGATTTGCACCTGTGAATGCCTTAATACTAACTTCTTAACGTCGTCGCCGTACACTTCGCACAAGACCGCCAGCACAGCCATGAAGTTCCACCGCGAAACATACGCTTCATCGGCGATTGCGTCTTGTGCAGCTCGAATTGCTTCTGTTCCTAACAGCTCGTCAAGATCGGTGAAAAGCAGCCACAACGTCCACGCGGTGAACCGTTGCGGCGATATCCACTTACCCCCGATGTAGAAGCCGCCACGTGCTTTGACGTCTGGCACGATTTTTGAGGCGACTTCGTGCATGTAGTCAAGTGTTATTTCGGTTGGCATAGGGTAGTTTTGTATGGTTATACTTCCAACCGCAATATACAACACCGCAAGCAATTCTGCAACAACATTTTTGCGCGGTGGAAAAATTGTTTGGCACGTTATTTGCTATTCGAATAGGCTTAGCGTAGGTGGTTCGTAGTTCAGCCAGATGCATTCGGTGCGTTTGGCATGGTTTTTGTATGCGTTCTCTTCGGTCCATCGCGTGCCTCGGACGCGCACAATGCTATGGCATACTGTATTCTTAATGTATCGTCGCCAACCTTGTTGTTCAAGTTGATTGTATATTTCATTAGGGTAGCCAGATAACATGACTTTGCCCTTCACGTTCAAAAGCGTTTCAACAAGATTGATGTGGTAATTGAAGTCAGTATCGTGATTGTAGAGTATTTTGTCTTTCCGCGATTCGGGGACGTAGGGCGGATCAAGGTAAAAAAACGTCTCTTCGGAATCCCAATTACGAATGCATTCGATAGCGTCAACGTTTTCAACGTAGACATTCGCAAGTCGACGGTGAAAATTGTGCAGTTTACGTTTTTTGTTATCCCAATAGGATGGATCTTTATTTACAAGTGATATTCCCCAATTATCACTATCGAGTTTACCAGCGTAGTTTTGGTTTTGCCGAACAAAAAACGCCCATGCACGTTCAACATCAGACGACCAGTTCCCCGACTTCAAAATCTCGACGGCGCGTTCGAAGTCTGCGCGCGAATAGAGCGTGTATGTTATTCTGTGATTGAATTCTGCATATGTTTCGGGATTTTGCAGCACGCGGTAGAGATTAGTAATGTGACCATCGAGGTCGTTTAGGACTTCAATCTTGTATCGCTTCGGTAGATTGAAGAACAACGCCGCTGACCCTGCGAATGGCTCTACATAACAGCTAACGCCGCGGTCGGGTAGATATTGGAGTAGCCAGTCTACAATCAGGTGTTTGCCGCCCATGTAACAAAATAACGCACCTTTGATCGGCTGGACGTATTTCGATTCGTGCTGCATAGCTTACGGGAATAATATGACTTTGCTAATTTAGCTATTGCGCGGCATCGCTGCAAACATTTTCTTCGCGCTGTTTGGCACATCATTTGAGGTAGACTCAACTGGCACGCCCTTTGCATGCGGTTGTTCGTGCTATCAAACACCGTGCCAAACTATGCCAAAATTATTCAAAAAAATTTTCAAAAAAATAAAAAGTGCTTGCGAAATACATTTTCGTTTCGTATTTTTGCAGTGAAACAACGGTTCATTGAAAACGGCGCGAAAATACGATGGTTCGGGGCGGCTACAGCAAACAGCGTGCCAAACCGAACCAAAAATTCGCAAAAAAATTTTTTTCGAATCACAAAAATTTTCCTTGCAAATTCAAAATAAGTTTCGTATTTTTGCGTCGTAGAGATTGAAAACAAATAACGGCGGTCCACCGCCAAGTATGTACAACCAATCCTATAGGTGATGCCATGTCACACAAGATCGTGTCCATCCGCTGCAACAAGTGCGGCGAATACGAGACGACCAAGCTGTATGCCTCGACCAACCGCGAAGCCAATCGCAAGGCAGAGTGGATGAGCTCTGCAGGCGTCTACACCTGCAGCACGTGCAAGGCAGCAAGCCAGCCTAAGCCATGTGTGTCGATCCGGATCGACCGCTGGGATGGCGCTACGTATCGCGTCCTTGCGGCGGGCGCAACGTATACTATTAAGGACAGCCTCCGCAAGCTCGACATGCGATGGGGTCAGCATGCACCGACCCCGACGAGTGATGCCGATGGCACGCAGGGCTGGGCACGAGTGTGCAAGTCGCGTCAAGATGCAGAGGAGCTGGCTGATCGCATCCGCGCGATAGCGGCAGCCTGCAAGCTCGATGCATACGTACGCATCAATGACGACATGCCAGCCGATGGCGATGAGATCACAATCCGTCCAGATGCACTGGACGCTGTACTGTAATGTATCACTATCTGTATAGGTGCCCCCATGTTACTACTTACAATCCACCGCCCCGATCCCGACCGCTGGTCGGACATGTTAGACCGCGCCGTCGCGGTCGATAGCACAGGAGACGAAGTATACCTGCGCTGCTACATTGACGGCGAATATGCTTACTGCCTTGACGACCCGACTTGGGTTGCCGCACTGGTCACAATAGGTGTGCCGGTCGAAATTGAGGATTATGATCTTGACGCGGTCATAGACACCGACTGGCAAGACGTCGAGCGCGACGGCAAGGCAACCGTACGCGATATGGTCGAGTATGCGTACGGTCATCTGTTAGGTTGGACTGACGGTTATCGCCCATTCCGTGGCGAGTCGTACTACATTAGCGACACGCCTGATGATGGTTGTGTGTACTGCATCAATTACGACGAGGTGCGCGACATCGCGCGACAGCGGGCGCTGGCTACAGACGAAGAAGAGCAAGAACAACAAGAACAGAAATGAAATACCGCGTCGAACTACGCCGCGACTTGAATCGCCCCGACCTGGTAGCCTACGTCTCTGATGACGGATGGCTCTGGATCGGAGATGAAGAGTTGCAGATCGCCTACCACCCAAGCGATAAGTCGCCCTTCGACGGGCGCTACGAGCGGTATATCTACGAGGACATCGTTCCGCCGCCGCCCGATACGCCTGCGATGGACGCCTATGCGAAATGGATATCTCGCAACGTCATCGCCGCGCTAAAAGTATGCCAAATGATGCTTGAGCAAAAGAAAAACCCAGGGCACAATTAGCCCGAATGTATGTCAAACCATAATCCTATATACCTATGCATCCCCAAAAACAACAACTGGACTTGCTGCAGGTTATTGCCGACCAGTCAAAGACTGGCAACGTCGAAGCCCTGCAAAAATTGATCGATCTGAAAATCCAGGTCGACCGGTACCTTGCCGAACAAGCGTACCGCGAAGCAAAAGCCGCAGCGCTTGCGGAAATTGGGGTCATTCCACCGAACCGAACGGCGCGAATCAAAAGCAAGCGAACGGGGGAAACTTATCAGTACACTTATGCAAGCCTCGATCACCTTATCGCAGTTGCCGGTCCGGTACTAACGCGACACGGCTTCAGCTGGTCCTGGGAGCACCGCGCAACGGAACAGGGGGTCGAGACGACGTGCCGCCTTGTCCACCGCGACGGGCATTCCGAGACGGCAACGTTCACCTGCCCCTTGGAGTCGGGCGATTACATGTCCGCCCGCGCACAGCATGTATCGGCGCGAACCACCGGTTGCCGAATCACCTTCATGGCGGTCACCGGCATCGCCGTCGCGGGCGAAGATACCGACCGAACCGTTGTAGGGTCGGAATACCGATACGAAGAAGACCCCTTCAGTGACTTACCGAGACAGCAACAATCACAACAGAATGAGCCGCCCGCAACTGAAGCGCAAATAAAGCTACTGCAAACACTATGCCAACAAAAAGGCGTTGAATATATCGAGCCGCCGTCGAAGGCGATAGCGTCGAGCATGATTACGAGATTGAAGGCGCTGCCTAACGTAGAACCGAAGCAAACGAAAAATGTCGAACCAAAACAAGAGGAGCTGCTATGAACTTCGCTGATGAATTGCGAAAGTTAGATGAGCAGATCGCTATAGCAGACGCGCTTATTGATATGCTCGACGACCCGAACCCGAAGTTCATTGGAGCCAGCCAGGTCGCTGCCGTTGCGGGGTTATCCCCGTGGCAAAGCCCGCGCGACGTCTGGGCGGCAATCGTGAAGGGACAAGAAGCCGAAACGACGGAAGCGATGGAAATTGGCACGCTACTTGAAGACGATATTCTGGAAATATACCAGCGCCGCCACGGGGTCGAGGTCGGCAGCCGCCAGCTGCAGAAGACACGCGACATCTACCGCGCTACAATAGACGGTTACGACGCCAAGCACCGAATGATCATCGAAGCAAAGACAAGCGCTCGAAGCGTTACCGAGGTGCCCCCGTACTACCTTGCGCAAATAGCGTGCCAAATGTACGTGCACGAGCAGACCGCCGCCCGCGTGGTGTACCTTGCGGCAATGCGGTATACGGAATTCGACGTGTATTGGGACGACGTGCAAGAGCTTTGGAAAGCAGTCGATTCAGCGTGCCATGAATTCTGGGTGAACTACGTAGCGACAGGCAAAGAGCCGCCGCGGTCGCATAAGAATATCGAACCGGAAGCAATCAAGACCGGAACAACCGACGTGCTGCTATCGGAACACGTCTATCGGGTTGAAGACCTGAGGAAATTAGAAGCACAAATCGAAGCTATACAAGAGACGCTAACCGCGCTCGAGCAAATGCGCGATGCGCTGGTCGATGAACTCGTCTCCATGTACGGCTACCCCGAACGCCTAACGCTACCGGATGGCACGCTAATTGCAGCTGCACGCGAACGTAAATTACCAGGTCGCGTCGATGCAAAGCGACTCAAAGCTGAAAAACCTGAAATCTACGAAGCCTATTATGTACCAGGCGAAACGAAAACAGAGTACAAACTATATCTGGAGGACTGACCATGCGACTTACTCTGCAAAAACCGTACCAACTTGACAACGCTATCGGCAACGGCGTCGAACGCCTGCGGGTGATGCTCTACCGGCGGCTCAAAATCGAACTAATCGAACGCGGCATCGACCCCGAAGAAGCAAAAGATATAGCAAGCGACGTCGCCTTAGGTGAAGCAATCGAAGTCTACCGAATGATGAAAGGTATACAATGGAGGCTACGAAAATGAAAGAACTGCTGATGGTACTCAGTAGCATCTCGCCGCTTTTCATTCTTTGGGCGATTCGCGGGAATAATCTTGTCCCGGATCGTGTGTTTGTCGGCTTCTGCGTGCTGATGGTAGCCCTGCCCAATGCCTTCCTGTGGCTTAGGATTCGGACAGCGAAGAAGCAGAACGACAAGCGCGAACTCACAGTTGGAAGTGCCGATGATCACCGCGACTACATTCTCGTCTACCTCTTTGCGATGCTCTTGCCGTTCTACTCCGCTAACGTGAGCACCTGGCGCGATCTTGGCGCGACGGTCGCCGCGCTGGCATTCATCGTGTTCCTGTTCTGGCACCTGAACCTGCACTCTATGAACCTGATTTTCGCTGCGCGTGGCATGCGGGTCTTCACGATCTATCCGCCTGCGGACGGCAACGTGCTCAGCGGTAAAACGCCTTGCGCTGTGATCACACGTCGAGTCAGCCTTGCTCCGGGTGATAAGATCATTACCTACAGATTGAGTAACACGGTGTATATGGAGGCAGAAAAATGAACCGCTACGACGGAACCGCCGACGTACTGCCCGAATGGCTAAAGCAGCAACGCGAACACGCTGAAGCTATCAGCGAACTCAAAGAGGTATTCGAATTTGAACGCCGCAAAAAGCGTGCCGAACGAACGCGACTGAACATAACAATTACCCTTATTGTACTGCTACTTGTATGTCTAACCATATATTCGAGGTGCTAAAATGGATGCTAATATCCAAAATTGTCTCTATTTTCTGAAACTCGAACCGATGCTCAAAGCGATTGGTATCCCAAAGAAAGAGCGGTCGAACATAATCACCCGACGCCGCTATGGGACCCCAACGCCCAGAGACCTCGCTCTTATAGCGAATGCATTGAAGGCGGCTGGTATCGACGAGCTGCTGCGCTATGCAGACGGCGTGACGTTGCCGCCGGTGACGGTCACAACACGGGAGGTGGAGCCATGAAGAGATACACACATTTTGACTTTGACAAGTTCCCTCGCGATATTTGTGACATCGGTTGGCGCAATTGCCCATCAGGCGATTATACGCTGATGCATAAGTTTGAAGGAAACTGCGATTTTGCCAACAATTGCGTATTTGACTCTGATACAGTGTTTACACACACCTGCATCTTTGGTGATAATTGCTCGTTTGGCGATAATTGCATGTTCGAGCATACTACAGAGTTTGGTAAAAATTGCAGCTTTGGTAAAGGCTGCAAATTTGGGGCTGGGACATACTTCGGGGATGGGTGCGTGATTGGGAGTGATGCCAAAGTAGGTGGAGAAAGCTATATCGGCAATCATTGCGCTTTTGGGGATAATTGCATAATAGGGAAGTGGAGCACTATTGGTGACTACTGTACATTTGGCGAATCGACGGTGCTATATTGCGGCTGCCAATATGGTAGAAGTTGCCGTTTTGGGACTAATAGCATCCTCCATATTGCATATAGCAATTCATCAGCCGTATGGATGCGCGGACCTATCTTTTTGGGCAACGAGGAGGCAGAGCCATGAAGCTCAAAAAGTACACAGAAGACGATCTGAAAAAGTTCCGCCGGCTCAAAGACGGGAGCCTATATTGCCCAATGGGGGATTATACCGCAATCAAAAAATTTGGCGATGATATCCATTTTGCGCATTGGTGTGAATTCGCTGAAGGAACATATTTCGGCAACGGCTGCAAATTCGGCAGGGCATGTTATTTCGGTAATTACTGTATATTCGGTCTTGACTGCACGTTTGGGGATGGCTGCCGTCTGGGTAATGGCTGTATAATTATGAAGCGTTGCCGGTTCGGGAAATATTGTAAACTGGGTAGCGGGTCTATAATCGCCGATATGTGTGAATTTGGCGAAGGCACAATCTTATACTGGTGCGTTACAATCGGAAAAAACTGTATATTCGGGCGCGAATCCCGAATCTATATTGATAAAGGACCAACATAAGGGGAGGCACACGAGGGGATAGCGCTCCTCTACCCACTGCAACGGCGCCTACAACGGGCGCCGTTTTGTTTGCGCGGTGGGCGCATTAGAATAGAAAAACGTCGGAGAGAGTTAGTGTAAATACAGGGCAATATCCTGTCGTATTAGTATATCCACTTGTCGGAGCTGGATCGGGCATACTTGTGTTACTGTGCACGATAGCCCATATATTGTAACTATTATCTAACGCATTGTAGAGCTGATAAAAAGGTGCTGACTGCACTGAGGTTATGTTGAGTGTGCCGCTTGCAGACCGCGCAAACGCTAAAAAATACAGCTCGCCAGAAAGCAGTTCGAGGGGAGTGTCGAACGTAACTGTTTTGAGCCCAGTAGTACCTGTATTAATAGTGCCACTACGTAATCGATTGTTAGGATAATAATAGCCGCCATTATTAATGTCTCGGAGCTCGCTATCATAGATTCCCAGCAGCGCTGTACTGCCGCTAAGAGCCGTCGTGACGTTGATACTGATCGATGACACGACGCAGCCGTATGGCACAACTAATGGTGCATAGACGGTAGCTATTTGAGCATTTTGGTTTATTATATTGGTTGCTTGCGGCCATACAAGCCTTGTTGCTCTTTGCCCCGCCAACCGCGGCACGTCTATCCCATAATTAACCGGCGGGTAGATTTTGCGCCAGCGGGAGTCGCGGCAAATATAGACTGAATCGCCCTTCTTGACAACGTCGCCTTCGGTGTCGCTGGAAGGGGTTGGCAGCGATGTAACTTCGGGAAGCTTAATCTTGCTCTTGAATTCCATATATACAATTACCCGATAACAACCACACGAATTGCATTATTGCCAGGGGGAGCGGCAAAATTGAGCTGCACGGTATTCGCCCCCGTAACCGTCCAATCAGCGATAACGGCTTCGAGGGTACCCGATGCCTTGCGAAGCGATACAACGATGTCTTGTGTGTTGAGATTGTGCGTAACCGTATATTGCGTGTTCGACGTGTCCCCAATTGTTGTGGCATACTTTTTGATCATGCCAGTGTAGTTCGCAAGCTTCAATGGCGTTATCGCCTTTGTGTCGTTCGTCCCCGCGTTGACCTCCGCCTGCGTGGCGATCTGTATTTTGCCCTTCGTCGTCTCCGTTGCGTCGGGGACCTGCGAAAGGAACGCCTCGAATGTTATGTTATCGGTCCCGATTGTCGGGTTCGGCACCGTTTGCCGCCAAGCCGTGCCAGCGTTTGCGGTGCCTTCATCAACAATCACGACCGCGTTTGTCAGCTCTGAAGCTGTATTCGCATCAGGGCTGCGCGTCATCGCAGCGCCCGAGCCATTGAATATATAGATACCGTTTTGCGTTGTGGTTGTTTGGTCTTTGACGAGCACGCGGTCGTTTACCGCAAGCGTTACCCCGTCGATAGTCGCGGGGGCTGACGATAGGTTTATGTTCCCCGTCGTAGCCACACGGACGTTATCCTTCCAGTTGAGCCCTTCAACAAGGGCATCGACATAGGCTTTGTTTGCCGCGTCACCGTTTGCAGTCGGGTTCGGCAGGTTAATAATTTTGCCGACGTTCTGGGCATCGAGTGTACCTAAGAGGAGCGTTGCCATAGGTCTATGCTACAGTGATAATTATACTCAATGGGGTATGCAGATATACAGTTACAAGGGTTGGGGTTACAACGTAATCGGTTACAATCGGGAGCCCGCCCAGCGTCTGTATTTCGACGATGGGGGTGCGACCTAAGTTGTGCGCGTACGTATGCACGGTTGCAGGGGCAGGCGATATATACTGCTTCACGGTGCCCGCTGCATTGACGATGACCCCCGCCTGGTCAACGTACGAGGTGACCTGCGGAAGTACCGTCACCGATGGACGTTTGCGCACAATTACAGGGTTGCCGCTGGGCATATCTCGATCCAGATATATCCTTCGATGTTTTCGACGTTCGTGCCGTTTGTGTATTTCAGATCGGTATAATACCGCCCAGCCGGTAGCGTACGGGGAAACTCTATATACACTTCGCCCTTCGCTGGGTCGGCTACAACAACCGTGCCAACCGCCGCTATACGTCCGTCGAGTCTGCGCAACGTCGAGGCGAACGAATAGCCCGTTACGTCACGCTGCAAAACTACGTGCACGCGGACGTCTTCGCCGGTCTTGAACGATTGCCACCTAACCACGGCGCAAAATCTTATATAAGCCAAACAATGCTAAGAGCACAAGAACCAATATAAGCCACCACCAGCGCTGGTCGGTGGAGGGGGTATGCTGCACAACGCGTTCGACGGTCTGAATCGATTTGACGGGGACGTAGATTGTGTCGCGATAGATTTTTGCACGCACAATATTTCGGGACTTGTATACGGTCACCGTATCCCGCCCCGCCGCGGCAACGATAACAGCTGTATCGTGCTGCACAACGGGGATGTAGCGGTCTATGTATTCGGGCTGCACGGTTACGACTGTATCCCGAACCGTCCGCTCAATTACGGTTGGGCTGCTGCATCCAGCGAACGCAACCGCTATAATCAGCGCTAATAGCATGGCGTGAAATGAGTTATCCTCAAATGGTCACCGATGTCAAACAGCCGCCGCCGCTTGCGATAGACGCCATCGCCATCGCGAAGGTCAGCCGAACCGGTATTGCCTTCAATGGTCTGTATAAGGTTTTTGGATATGATACGTTCAACGAATCCTATATGCCCTGTCCACGTTGCTGACCGCGTCCATATAGCAAGCCAGCCAGGCTGAACGGTGCGGTAGCCCTTCAGGACGTGTTTGACGGGCACCGACCGCGAAACAATATACTTGCGTGCCCCCGCTGACCGAACCGCGGGGAACGTCGCCCCACCCGCGTCGAGGCAATACGCAACGAATGCTGCACACCATGCGTAGCCGCAAGGCAAGCCGACGCGCCCCAAAAACCGCTCAATTACGGGGGAGCAGTTCGGGGACGTCTCCCGCGTGCCTATATAAGATTTCGCCGTGTCCAGCCATCGGGGGTTAGCCGACAATAATTGCGGCTGCCAGTATAACGATAGCAGCAGCGACAAGCAGAAGAGCGTACGCAACATTGCCATTGCGAATTTCGTGCAACGTGTTGAATTCTCTGAATATAAACGAGTCAGCGGCTACAAGTGCGCCTAAGAGCAAGCCGACGCCTAAGACCGCTTCGCCCCAGACGGCGAACGCAGGTGCAGTATAGAGCAGCACGACAAGAATGATAATCCCCGCCAACGTGCTAAGAGTCGGCATCAGTAGTTTGGGGTTTGCCTTTTGCTTTTTCATGACGCATTTCATTCAATGTTCGAACGATCCGAATGATTATAAAGATGAACGTCGCCAGCGATACCAATATTTGGACGATGACACTTATGTCTTTCAGCATCGCGGATATAGTCATTCCGCTGATGATAATTGCCATGTCTCGTAACGTGTCACGAATAGTATGTTCCGCAATCATCGCATTACGATCGGTAGTATATACTTATCGCTTCGGCACGTTGCCGCACCGGTAATTTCGTCAACTTTCGTTTTGACCGCCTGCAAAGCCTTCGCTGCTTCGCGAATGAAGTATTCGGTCACCTGGTGTCCGTCCTTGACCTGGAAGCCGTCGGGGCTATAGACCCCCAAGCCTGCATTTGTGATTTTATATGCCAGCCCGATTGCTGCATCGCGTTCGACACAACGCACACACGCCCGCTTTATAAGAGTTACAAGTTCCGATTGTTCAGGCGTTAGCGTGTTCGCGTCGAACGCCGCCTGCAATATAGGATAATAATCCCCTAACAGGGGACGTATTTCAAGTTCATCAACGCCAGTAAGGTACGTTTCAAGTACCTTGTCTTCCAGGTTAGAACTTAGGTGCACCGAAAGGTTTTTCAGCTCTGCAACGCTTGTAAACATTAGATTCGCACAAGATGTTGACGCCATTCATGACGGCATGCGGGTTCATTTTGTCCCGTCTGCCAATTGTGATACCACCCGCCGCGATAGGTCCACACGTCACGACCTATGATAGAGCTTATACGGTCGATCTCGTCGCGGGTATATGCTTTGTTCAGCGTTAGCATTCGCCGACAGAACGGGCGCGATTGCGTTAGCAGCGGTGGAGCATCGGGGCGCTCTTCATAGGTATATACCACCCGCAGGTTTTGCCGCCCGTGGATTGCAACCAGTCCTTTGACTGTAGGACGTAAGGGGTTATTTCCGTCGGGCATCTTTATGTAGCCAAGCTTTATAAGGTTAGCCAGACGGCGCACAACTTCCGACCGTTTGCCTTGGAATGCCTGGATTATATGGTTCAAATCGCTCCCTGCCGATACCATCTCTATTAATTGCAGGTCCTGTTCTGTCGGTTTATACGCCGGACGAAATTCTTCATAGTCACTGAATTCTACAACCGCATGCCAATCATCACGCCCGACAACGGGTTCCGATGCAATCCACGCCGACACCTTAGATCGAGGCATGCCTGCCCGCGCAAAGAGGTCCACAACCGTATCGACTGAAGCGAACGACACCATCGTTTGCCCCTGCGTTTCGGGCTGTTCGACGGTGATTTGCGCGGGCACCTTTAGCAGCTTCAAAACCTTATTAATCGCGGTTACAAGCGCGTTGCGCCGCCCCGCAATATATGTCTGCTCAAAGATTGCATAGGACTCTTCGCGTGACGTCGTGCCCCCAAGCTGCCCTGGAATTGCAACGCCGATAAGTTCAGGCGAAGTGACTGAATGTGCAACTACAATCGACGTGACAATGTCCTGACGCACGGTCGAATAGCGCGCCGCCGTGTCTGACCCCGAAATCGGTTGTATACTTGCCCCCTGCTCTGCACCTGGAGCACGGAACGTTACAACAATTCCAGTTTCGCTTGTGGAGCTGGTTAGTTCCTCTTTTATCCGCCGCGCAATCTCCGCCCGCTCTTCTTCGCTTTTGAAAAAGTCTGGCAATTCAACGAGCGTTCCCCCTTTGAACGAGTTCGCGATCTCGTGATATTGATACTTTTGCGACTCAATGTCGGCAAGGATAGCGTATATACCCCCTGCATAGGTCGGCTGGGGATATACAAGAGAGGTCAGCGAATACCGGTTCTCTAAGTCGTATAACGCGGGGGTCGGGGTAGCTGCAAGCCGATAGATATAGACCTGCCCGATAGGTGGTTCGGTTATCGGCATTTGCGAGATGTCAGGGATTTCCGTTTTGTCAATAGGGCGCGTCCAGTTTTCTGAAACGAAATACTTATCAAAATTCGTGCCAACCCTAACCTTATAAAACGGTATAAAGCCTAACAGCCACCCGTTCGATACCCGTCGAACGGTTATATAAGCCTGGTTGCTGATTTCGTAGTCGCGGGCAAGTTGCTCCATGTATTGCGCCCACGTTTGCCCGTCTTCCAGCCATAGCCCGTCAGCGTTCGGATATAGGATTTTCCGCGCTTGTGTGATATAGTAGACTTTCGTTTCGATAATGCCCTTGTGTATAGGGCTTTCGAGGTACGCATTGAGATAATACGGGTATAGGTTATCGTCCCCATACCGATAGAATTCACCCCGTGCTGGGCTATACGTCAGACGGGGTGGTTCTATGCGCCGAAAGTCGTATGTAGCGCGCGTCTTATTCATGCTCAGACGGTTTTTCTATGTCTTTGCCTTTAGCGGGTTTACGCTCTGAGGGCGGGGCGGGGGACCGCTCGAAAAATACATCGAACAAGTCCCCCAGCTCCTGTCGCAGCAAGTCGGCGTTATCGGTGATGTGTACTTCCTTATATAGCTTGGGAATGTACACAATCTTACCTTTATATTCCGGTTTCGGTCGCCATTGTGACATAGCTATATATTAGGTTGTTGGCACTGTACCGCTGAAGAACGGCGATGGCGTCGAACTTTTCGAGGTGAATTGCAGGTTGACCACGTGGGGGTCGCCAAACGCCTGCCCCGATTGCTCATCACCGCCCGAACGCAGGCACCCGAATTCGTGTCCGATAATTCGTTTTGTGCCGTCGTTCAGTTCGACGACGAACGCCGCAACGCCTGAACTTAGGTCGTGCAGCCACTTGATATCGTTAGCCGTCTGTACGGGCAATTGCAGGGAGATTTGCGTTTCGTAGTATATAGTTCGCCCCTGCGGATTGACGTTCGGGGTTTCCGTGAACGATACCGATTCGGGTTCTATTCCGATAACATAGAATTTTTTGCCCGTCTGCATCGTGATCGCTGTGACCTGATGGGGGTTTGCGGGGTCTTTGGTCAGCGACTGAATGTCTCCAAAGTTTGTCACATAAATGGCTTTCACCCCGCCCGTCGTGCTACAAGTTTTTCGGGCGTAACCCGATGCAATTTCGCAAGGCATGGCAATACTCTATATTGTTGTACTTATTAGACTTACGCAACTGTTCGAATGAACATATTCGGGCGCCAGAGCGCCAGACCGCTATACCATTGAATCGATCCGCGAATTTCGCGTTCGCTGGTTTCGTACCACAAATTGAAGTCCTGATAGTCAGCGGGGTCATCGGTGCCGACTACAATATAATTTTCGACGACCCCGTAGGCAAGCGACGTAGGTGTACCGCTGTAATTTGCCGGTTGGGCGTCGATCTCGTGGAACTTCCGCAGCCACACACCCGACCGCGGCAGCATCATTTGCGCGCGGCTGGTTCCAACGTTTTCCGAATCGGGGGCAACGTGATAGTAATTCAACTTGAATAGCCCCTTCCGAATCCGTTCGTAGACCGTCGAGCCGACATATACTGCCGGTTGCACGCCTGGGTTATCGCGAACTTCGGCTGGGAACGAAAGTGCGAAGTCTTCAATGGCTTCGTAGATTTGCACGGGGTCCGTTACGGTCACACCTGCCAGCGAATATGTTCCAACGCCGGGGGTTATGACCATCTTTTTTAGCAAGCCATCATGATGCACAAGTTCCACGTCCACCGACGTGGTATCGCCAAGCAGCAGTAGCCGCTGCCACTTCGTAGCCGCAAGTTGGGTCATGCCGATTGTCAGGACGTCGGGGAACGAGAGCGATTCAAGTTCCTTTTGCGCCCCGCGGGGGTTCAGGATTTGCGTCCACTTCCCGTTCAAATCTCGACGGCATAGAGCGACATCAATCCCAACGGGGACGGTCGAAAGAGAAACCGAAGGGAATGAAACGGTCGCGTCATCATTGAAGCCGCAACCTGCCTTCGAACGAAGGGTACCGGTGATATTGATCCCGTTCCACTGGATCGTACCCTTCACCCCCTCCTGAATGGTGACGTTGTCCAGGAAGCGGGTAGCTTTGAACAACATCGGCATAATCTGGTCGAGCTGCTGGTCTACATAAGCGGGGAGACCAGCCAGGTCGAAGCCGAATGCGTGGTATTGTTTGAGTGCCATGTTACTCTATATTGTTGTTAGACAAGTACTTATGTGTTTCGGAATTTGTATGCTACATCGATAAGGCTATTTGCCTGCGTGCCGTTCGGCTTAGCGGTGCTATAGCGTTGTTTCGATAGGTCGAGACGTGCAGTAAGCGCATCGACCTGTTTTTCGAGCGATTGAATTCTTGCTTTGAGTGCCGCGATCGCTTGTATATCCTGTGCAGCCGTAGCTTCTTGACCGCTAACGACTTGCATATCGGTGACGACACCGTTTTCACAGGTAATCTGCACCTGTTCGCCGTTGATTTCGAGCGTGTACGTACCGTTCGCGGGCACGGGTGTCCCGTCTGCACCGATCTCGTTGACCGTCGTTCCGACAGCGAGTTCACCGTCCCAATCTAAGACGGCACCTTCGAGCGTCGTAACCTGTTCGAATATATGGTTTTGCGCCCGCCGTGCACCCCGCATCGCAATCGCGCGTGCCGTTAGGTTCGACGCTGCCTCGGTCGATTCAGTGGAGCCAACGGGTTGCAGGTCGGTAATTGTACCAGTATCATCAACGGTAACCGTATATTGCTCACCCGTCTCCGTTGTTAGGGCATAGGTGCCCTGGGGGAGGGGCAGTTTAGAGCCATCAGTTGCCTCGACCATCAGGACGGTCCCAACGGCAAGGTCACCTTCCCAGGTCACAGCCTGACCCCCTTCGATTGTACCCTGTCCGAATAGCACAAGCCCGAAGCGTCGGACTTTTGCGGACCGACCCCGTAGCCGGTCCAAAAAACTAAGCTTTGCCATGTTACTTAACATAAAGTGGAACATCTTTGTGAACAAATTCGCCTTCAATGCTGAAGCCGCGAAACTTTCCTTCTTTTATAAGGCTTTTGACGTCAGAATTATCGACGTGGTATATACCGATCCAGCTTCCATCGGTCACCTTACCGGTCGCGAAATGGGGGGTTAGCCCCTTCGCTGAATCGACCTGGTAGCCGCCAATATAATAGACTCCATCGATGGTTTTGCCTGGGTCGTGCATAAGATTGACGTTATTGAGTGCCCCCAGCTTCGACGCCCGAACCATCATTTTGCGGATGGTTTCGGGTCGGAAGAATACATAATATGGCTCGTTGTCTGTATCGTAGCGCAATATAGGCACGTTCGCAAGCATGAGCACTCCATATAGGGTTTGCGAGCCCTCATCCCAACTGAAGCGTTGGGGGGCTACCACATCCGACCGCAGTCCGAACAGTACAAAGTTGCGTTGCACGGCGGGCTGGTCCACAATCGCGACCCCCGTCACACCGGTCGGTTCGTCTTCCGATAAGATTAGTTCAACGTAGCGGAGCATAATTAATCACTTGAGCGATACACCTAGATCAATGCCGCGATTCTTAATCATTTGTAGCATTTTAAAAGAGTCTTTAGCATAATTTTTATATCGATACACAGCCTCGTAGGCTAATCTTATCGTATCACCACTTGTTGCTTGCTCTATCTTTGAAACGACCTCGGTTATATTCCGCACGAACTCTTCTGCCATTTTCACAAGCATAGATACCCCCGTTGCCGTTGGGGCAACCTTCATTACATAGTTGCGTTGTGGTTCTTCAGCAAATACCTTGAGCTGTTTTCCTTTTTTCGCAATCGCCGCCAGCCAGTCGTTAACTTTGATGCGCTTACCCGCAGCGTTGCCCCAAAAATCTTCAACAAATTTATAGAGCGCTTGTAGAGTCCCCCCATCGGTGATTTGCGACAGCGACTTTATAAGACTATTCGTTTCAATTATAAGGTCGTTGAGGATGTTTCGCGCGGTTTTTGCCTTAGCCGCCAGGGGGTCGGCAAATTCATTGCCGCTTACAAGTTTTACAGCCCGAACTAACATGTTTTGTAACCTATTATAGTGGTACACTACAAATATACAATTTCCAACCGCCGTTGTCAAGGGGTTTCGCAAAATATTTTTCCACCCACTTGACAATATAGGGTTTTGCGTCGTATCTTTGCGATGCCTACCTATATTCCAATTGGGGACGGTTGGCATGGTATATAGGACGGTTGTACATTCAACCCGCTTCGGCGGGTTATTTATTATGTTATCGTGCTGCCTTTGACGATAGCACTATTGCGTTCACGCACTCCAACGATATCGCTGTCCAAGACGTACACCCGCAATTCGCCCGTCGGCAGCCCCGCCTCGACCGTCTGCCGCGTCTGCAACGCGTTCTGCATATTCGCAACCGCCGCGCCCCAGTCGAATTCTGGCGTCTGCACCTCTGGGGGGCTAATTTGCACGTCGAGAATTTCGCGAATCTGTGTAATCGCACTGAACACCGCCCCAAGTTGCGACGCAAGGAACGTCGCAAACGTGAACGGCGCAAGGGGACCGGTACCGATTGCCCCCTGCTGCGCGACCAGAACAGCGTTCATGATTGATTGCGCCGTCTTTGCCAGTACGTCGGCAACGGCGAACGCTTTGTAGACCTTTGACGCCCGCCCCTGGCGCGTGAACAGGTCGAAAAACTGCCCGACCGCTTCCGCAGCTGTCGCGGTGAATTCGCCGACCGTCTGCATCCCTTCGCTGATTCGCATCAGCGGTGCAACCGCCTCTTTAGTTTCGAGCTCTTTCAGCTGCCGCAATAGGTTCGCTACCTCTTCACCGCTTGCGCCCGTTGCCTGGGCAACGCGCAATTGCGATTCGAGGATGTGCCGCTCCAGTGACAAGCGTTCGCTGCTATATTCGCGATAGCCCTGCAAGTCGATTTCGAGCTGCGCCGCCCGTTGCTTCGCGTTCTCTTGTTCAACAAGTTTTTGCTGTTCGGCGTCTTGTTCGATCTTCTTCTGTTCGAGCGCCTGGCGTTCGTTCAGCAGCGCAATCTGCTCCTGTGCTTTTTGAGCCGCCTCCACTCGTGCACGTTGCAAGCGTTCGAGGGCAGCCGCGCCTTTTGCACTTAGGTCCTGTATTGCGGCTTGCTGTTCTTCAAGTGCTGTGATCTCTTTTTCAGTCTCCGCTCGCAGGCGCGCATCGGTTGTTTCACGTGCTCGTTGGCGTGCATTGGCGAGCCGCTGGGCTATTGCGTCGGCTTGCTTTTGCAACCCCGCAAGCTCTTGTTCCTGCTTTGTAAGTTGTTCGGTAAGTTGCCGCTGTTCACGCTCTAACGTTGCGCGTTGC